GAGCACGTCGCAGTCTCATGGGTAACCGCGACGTTCACCATGTCGATCCACAAGGGCTCAACGGCCGTGATGCCCTGATCCGCCGCGATGCTTGGGTTGGTGATGATCCCGCCGATCATGGGACCATAGAACGCATAAACCGCCGTGCCACCGATGTAGACGGTGCTCGCGGCGGCTGGATAAAGTTTGAAGGGCGCGTTCATACATTAGCCCTGACTGATCACGATGCCAGCATTGACCGCAAAGAAGAAACTTTCGGGATCGCCCGCGATGATGCCCGTGCCGGATTCCGGAGACACACCAACCCCATTGATGTTCACCGAGAACACCATGCGTGTCAGGTTCTGCGGTGGGATGATGCTGGAAACCGCGTTTTGAAACGTATTTTGCAACTCGAACAGGTTCATCGGCTGGCCGGCGGGGAGCCCGTTCACATAGGCCACAAGCGCGGGCTGCCCGAGCTGCGCGACAGAGTTCGCTGACACAGTGTTGGTCGCGTTCGTGTTCCATGTCAGCGTCATGGTCACGATCTGCTCGGGCGGATTCACAAACGGGATCGTGTAGGTGTCCGGATAGTCGTATAGGTTCACGCTGATGTTGCGCAGGTTTGGCGTGATGACCCCGCCCGATACATAGGCCCCGTCGCTCGTGGTGTTGATCCCGATGCTAAAGGTCGTGGGAGACAATACGGTGGCCGTCAGGCTTACCCCGTTGATCGCGGTCATCAGCGCCGATGCGCCGACAACCCCGGTTGCGACAAATACCTGCCCGGACGTGTAATTGTGATTGAGGTTCGTGGTGATCACGCCCGGATTCGCATTGGTGATTCCGGTAATCCCAAGCGTCGATCCGACCAGCGTCGAAATATCGAACAACGACTGGTTGATGGCATAGGCCACCTGATAGGGATCGCCGCCACCGCAGATAATCTCCCAGCCGCCGCCGATTCCGATGATCTGGCGAACTGACACAAGGTTGGTCTGCACGCCGGGAACCTTGCCGAGCAGGGTCTTGAGGTAGGACTGCATCCCTTGGCCGATGGCCTGCCCGGCCTGCAAGACGGTTGATCGGTACTCCTCCTCGGTCTGGGCCGCGCCCGCAGGCGTACCCGCCGTGGGGTTCGTGACGGTCAGGGGAAAGCTCGTGGGAGGCTGTGTGACGAGCTGGGTGACGGTGCCAGATGGGACGGCCCACGCGCCCGTGGTGTTCGCCAGACAGAACAGCGGCAGGCTCATGAAGTCCGCGCCGGTCACCCCGCCGTCCTGCACCACGTACTGATAGGCTCCGTCAGAGACCGTATAGCCCTGCGGTATCTGCTGACCCGCCACATTGGCCGTGGAGGTAAACACCACATAGACGCTGGTGTTGCTCGCCTGCCCCGGCGTCACCCCATAGACCGGCCCGAGCTGGGACAAGATAAACGGGTTGGCCGTCAGCGGGCCTACGTTGTTCAGAAGTTCAACCCATGCCGCATCGATCAAGGTCAGCGCACCAACGTCGGTCGAAGAGATGTCCTCGATCAACGAACCCGGAAGGTCTGCCGTCAGCCCCGGCGCTTGCGCAGTGGCCAAGGCAAGAAGCTGGGCCAGCAATGATGCCGGCGTCTGCGGTTGCGCCCCCGCGCTCGTGATGACGATTGGAACGGCCATCCTATATCACCACCATCTGGAACGGCGTGCCCTGGCTCGTGGTCAGGTTCACTTGATAGACCGGCGTTGGCAACTGCTGCGCCGTGATCGTCAGGCTGGCAAAGAACGGGGCGAACCGCTGTTGCGTCAGCGAGACGTACAATGTCGGGAAAAGCTGCTGGACGACAGACGGGTGAGCCGGCAATCCCCAATTTCCATAGAACGGCGATTCGTTGAGATTGAGCAAAAGACACTGCGCCAGCGCCGTGATGTAGACGTAGCTGTTGTCCCCGTTTGGCAGGGTTTCGACTTTCACCCAGGGTCCGGGCAAATTCGAGTTGGTGCGTGAACGTCCCCAGATTCGTGCCATCAGACGGGCGGTCCTGTATCGAACGAGCCAGACGAGTGGCCCGTGTAGGGATGGATATGCGCCGAGAATACCCGGCCGTCCAGCGTAGCGTCGGCGGCGGTCAGCGTCCCCGTTGTTTCCAAAGACGATCCACCAAGATTGATGATCGCGCCAGTAGTTGCCCCGCTCACGACACCGTTGAAAAACACGGGACCATTGAACTCGATTCCCGCCGCGCTATTGATCACGACGCCAGATGCGCTGACCTGAATGTTGATTGATCCAATCTGGATTGTGTGGACGCCGCTGGCATAGGTGTAATTGTTTTCCGCTGTCGTCACGTCGCGAATGATCACGCCGTCCGGCCCATAGATCACATACGAATTGGTATCGACCGCAAATAAGTTGGTATTTCCGAACGGGACAAACACGCACGCGGAAAGATTGGCTGGAATTGTCAGGTCGGCCACGCCAGAGCCAAGCCCGCTCATCGCGCCGAGCTGCGCATCGGCCGGAACGAGAAATCCCTTGCACCCGGCTTGAACCGGCTGGCGCGCGTACTCTGATCCCGCGACAGGAACCGTGATCGTTGGCGGCGTGAAGATGCTCTTGATCTCCAGCTTCACGGTGACGACCATAGACGATACCACCGAGACCACAGAGCATGGCAGGCTTCGTCCCAGCAATTGATCCGCTTCCGCGATCCGCTTGGCGGCAAAGCGGTTCAACGATTGGGTAAGCGGGATCTTCTGACTGTTGTCGGACATGTGTTCAGCTATTCGTCCCCGGAACGACTGTTGCTACTTCATATGTTGTAACCCACGAATCACCACTACGCTGCCGGAAATTGCCGATATGCCTGACCTTCTGGATTTGAAACGTGCCTTGAAATGCCGACTTCGATCTGGCCTGAGACTGGCTGGCCGCCGTGGTGAATGACTGAATGGCTGACTGCCCGTTGTTTCCAACAGGAAATTTTATCTGATCTCCCACCTTGAGGTCGGCGCGCATTGGGCATTTGAAGCTGATCTTTCCCGGTGCGAACCAAGTCGGCTGACCAATAAAATCATTGAAGTTTAGAGTGGTCACATTGGATTGAGTTTGCGTGCCATCCGAGATGATAAAGCTGCTTGTTGATGCGACATCGGCGTTAATCGAAACGCCGTTATACCCTGCGGTTGTTATGATTGACCGGCTGACGCGATAGGCCCATTGCGACAATTCGGTCAGGGAATTATAGATGCCAACTTGGTTGCTGCTCAAAACCAGATTTTGGCTTGTGGTATCCTGACATGAGCATCCGGGGTATGCCGTCAATAACGCATTCTTCAAAGCGAGTCCCAATTGCGTTCCCTTGCTCCAATTGAGCGTCAGGTTCACGGGTTGAGTCGGGCTTCCAATCCCCTTCGGACCCTTTCCCGATGCCACAACCAGATCAACCGTCTGATCTGTGCCAACCCAATTCCCGAATGCCTGAATTATGTAGCCAGAGAAAAGGACGCCTTTTTGTTTTGGGTTTGCGAGAGGAAGCCCCTTTTGAAATCCGCCCTGCACCACGATCAGCGCATTGTTCAAATCAGAGCCCTGCGAAATCTCTTGCAAAGAGACGCCCCATATTTTGATGTAGCTGTCTCCGAATGGCTCGGATGCGATGGAAACATTTACCGCAATCTCGACATTGAGCGCGCCTGGAATACTCTGGCCGTTGACGTAACTGGTGAATGTCGTCGGCAAGTTTAGAGATGCCAACGATGCTGGCCGCACGATCTGGTTCGTCTGGGGGTTTGTTATCGCGATGTCGTAAAATCTCACGGAAGAACCTCAATGGTTTGCGAGGCTCCAAAAAAATAAAGAACGGAAGTTGTGAAGTATCCCGCGACCAAGTTTATAGGTGATGCCAATTCCGATGAGATGAGCGGCTTGGACACAACCAAAGGCCCATTGGTCTGGTTGATGTTGAGATACCAGCGCTGCCCGAACAAATTCCACGTCACGCTCGCGCTGTAGACTGCACCATCAAGAGTCGGATTGAAGGTGTAGGGCGCAACGCTGCTGGGCTGGAAGTTATATGTGGTCATTGACCTATGTCCCGGTGTATTGCGATTGGGTTCCACTATTTACCGAGGCGAAGTCTGGAGCCGCGAGGCTGAGCGGATTACTGACCGCTTGCGCGCCAGACCACGCGGGCTGACCGGCAACCATGGTGCCGTTGGTGATCTGGCTCATGAGCGAGTTCTGCGCGGCGAGCGCCGATTGCAGGGTGAGCAATGGCTGGCGGAAATCCATCTGCCACGCCGTCTGAACTTGCGCTGACTGCCCGGCGGTCACATCATGCATCCGCAGCATCACACAATCCTGGTAGATGAATGATGGCGTGATCAGCAGGTAGGTGCCACCCGCCTGATTGTGCGCCGAGAGTGACGCCTGCAAGGTCGTCATGGTGGCGAGCTTCAGCGCGTAGCTCCCGTCACCGAACGCCGGGCAGATCATCCGGAACGAGATATTCAGCGGATCGAAGATCACCGCGTTCGCCGCGACGTTCTGGTTGGCGAACGGA